CCAGTCTTCAGGTACCTCTAGATCATCGTAGCTTTTTAGCAACGAGGAGTCTTTGAGATACTGTAGGACTTCAGGCTCTACATCTGCAGTACAGGTAATGATGACTGCCTTAGTACCCCCATCAGTCAAGTACAGATCCTTATTTCTAGACCTACCAGCTTCCTCACGGAAGTAGATCTTGCCAAAGTTTACATCTGCCCAAGACTTCAAAGACTCAGTCTCTATGTGTATCTTACCTTTCTTGACGTACTGAGTAACATACTTGACACTCAGTCCGTCGAGCAAACTCTGGGGACCAGAGAACTTGATAGACTTGTCCTTAGGATACTTAGGGGACATCTTGTTTGTGTCGATGATCTTACTCAGTTGCTTCAACACTCCGCTGTTCCCAGCAATGTTGTTCTTGAACAAGACATCTCTACAGGTATTCACCCACTTGAGAAAGTCATCTTCTTTCAGGCTCTCCTCTACAATAGAGGTAGCTTCGTCAGCAGCCCTGTCAATCACACCTTGAATAAACTTCTTAGTGTGCTCGTTCCAGATAACCTTCTCTCGTGATGGGGTAACCTCTACACCATCCTGAATAACTATCTCCTGCCCGTAAGTGCCTTTGATAGCCTGTCGAATGGGACACTTCAGACCCACATTACCAAACAGCTGCTCCATCTCCAGCTCACGGAAGTCTACGTACCCGTAGTTAATCCCAGTGCTAGAGCCAGGCTCCTTGACAATGATGATGTGAGGCTTGTAGTACGTACCATAGTTTGTAACTACGAGAGTATCTGAGTTGTAGATTACCTCAGACTGAAAGTTAACCTCTCTGCTATACTCACCCTCCTTAATAAAGAACTTGACGTTATCTAGGTAGGTCAGCTGATCTGAGATTGCATCCTTGTATCGAGAGCGGTTATGCTTCTTTACCCCAAAGGAAACTATAGTATAGTTCTTATCCTCTGTGGGCTCGTAGTGCACCTCAGTCCCATCACTAAACGTAATGCTAGGATTAAACTTAGGGATCAAGAAGTCTGTCTTGTACGGATAGCAGTTACACTTGAATCGCTTACCGTTGTGTACAGTCTCAATAGTGTAGAAGTCTACCCCAGTAGATAGGGCAACCTTAGCACCCAATCCAAAGGCACCAAAGTTCTGAGAGGTATTACGCTTAGTAGAATACCCAAGCTCCAATACACCCTCTAGTCTTCCATCCCCAATCCCAACACCGTGGTCTATGATCTCAACTCTGTCACAAAACCCAACACCTTCGTTGCGGTAGTAGTTAATTGTGACATTGTTATTCTCTGTGTTTAGATTAGCTAGGTTGTAGTACGTGGGATCAAAGTTAGAGTCAACGTACTGCTCCCCATCTCTGCGGATATAGTAGTCAGCCTCTTTCTTCTCTCCTGTCAAAATCTCAATAGCCACTTCCTTCTCACGTTGTGAATCGCAGGCGTTTGTCACCAGCTCACGTATGGTCGAAGGAATAGGGGTAGAGTACTGAGTTGATTGAAGAATGTCAAACACCATCTTCTCAGCACCCTTGTTAATGCGCTTCTCTAACCCTGCTGTGTTAGATCGCACAGATTGATCAATAGTCTTGATACTCATCTCAATTGAAGTAAAGGTTTCTAAGTTTCTGTAAGTAAGTAGTGTATTCTGGAATTAGTAACGACTCGTCAAATGGGCGTACTCTGTGCTTAGCATGACTGTTGATGTAGTCCACATGCTTAGAGATTTTCTGATCTATATCACCGGAATTGCACGGAAGGAATTTAAAGTGTGCCCCTCCTGCATCCCCAGTCCATCTCAAGAACATGGCGAACTCTACACCACTTCCATATGCTACAGTCACCAAATCGCCAGGTTTTATCTCGTGAGCTTTATACTGCTGTACCCATAACGGCTCAGTTAGTGTGTTGAATGTGTTCATGTTTACATAAATAAAAAGCCCCAACTTATTCGGTCGGGGCTGTTAGTTCTAAAATAGCTTCTACGGTTTTTATACACTGGTTCTGGTTCCGTGGGACAAAGAGTACAGGTGGGTCATCTTGCTCCATCATCAGCTTCTTGAACATCTTCCACTTGAGTGGGAATCGTTCATTAGCAAATCCTTTGCATTCGATGATCCACTTCCCTTTCGGGTCTACAAAGTCAGGGGTGTATGTAATGTCCCTTACCTTGTACTTCTTCTTGTCTTGGTACCCAGTCTTACCATTGTCTTCGTAAGACGAATTAGCATAATGAAAACCCTCAAGAAGCACGTACTTGTGTTTCTCGTAATCATTTTCAATCCCAGCCTCTTTGAGCTTACGATAACAAAAGGCTTCGAGCATCGAGCGGAATTTAATCCCATCTACCTCTTTGCGCTTAGCCTTTATTTTTCCTCGGTACCCGCTTGTGGTACGAGACTTTGGTACATTTCGTGATCCAGTTCTTTTACCTCTTCTAGCCATTCTTTTTCTAGTCGTTTAGCTTCGTTCTGATCTCCAACATCTAAGGGAGTTCTTGTCCCGATGTTAGCCATCATAGTAGAGGCTTTGTGTAGGATTGTATCAATCTGTGTCCGAATCTTTTGGTCTGTGTAGTACGGTGATTCCATGAGGTAAACTGTTCTTTATAAAGTTATCTGCCTCACCAACTCCATGATTCTTGATTAGATCTGAAATGTCTTTAGACTGATACTCAGCCGGAATGCAGACGTTGATGAGTGTGTACTCATCGCAGATCTTCTCAGCCATAGTCTGGCCGGGATTAGTTTCAGAATCGTAGTCGTTGTCATACAGCACTACAACCCTATCGAACCTAGACTTCAGCTCTTTAATCAGAGCTTCGTCTGGCATTTGCATTTCGCTTTGAAGTGCAACGGATTGATAGCCAAGCACCTCCAAACACATGATATCCTTGAGGGAACTTGTAAGAAATACAACCGCCCCAGTTTGAGGAAGTTGATCGTAGCCTTGTACGCATTCTTTAGGTGTGTTGCTATACCATTTATGATCCGACTCAAGCGGGCAATAAAGTTTACGACCCAAAGGAAAGTCATAAGCATAGCTGATCGTATAGCATCGAAAACGCGTTTCATTGATCCAAAAGTATTCAATAGGTGAGACCCTAAATTTAGTCAAAAGAGCTTTAGTAATAGCAAACTGTTCCCAAAACTCTTTATCTCTAGTATCCCAAGCCCGTCGTTTTACCTGGATTCTAGCTCCTTTCTTCTCTTCGATCTCTTGGACTCCATACGTTTTCGCCACCACTGCACTGTTACTATTATGCTTGGTAAGACCAAGACCAAAGTCAGTACTAATAACGCATAAACATTCTCGGAAGCCCAGAGAGTACTTGTGCATAACATACCCAAAGCAATTAAAAGTGTGGTCTGGGCGCCCGAAGTCTTTGTACAACAGGCGCCCTTTCCACATCACTATACTTACAGTTGGGGAGTTATCACTACGTAGATCAGACTTAAACTTCTGTCCGACCTGCTTAAAATTAGGACAGTAGAATCTGAAAATATCGTACTCAGTGATCTTAGAGAGGATGACATCCGTGTGAAGATAGTCCTCACTGCGTCTAGCATTTACTCCCATCAGCCCCAGCTGTTCCTATTACCAAGGAGCTTGGTCCAAGGTAGCTTGGTTCTCTTGCAAACCTAGTGGATCATTAGGAGTCTCACTGTCTGGAGCTACAAGAACTGGTTCCCAACGACGAAGCGCTAGGTCAGCATTGTACTCAGCATTGAATGCACCGTAATCACCGTTCAGTTCTTTAACGAACAGGTCGTTACGCTGAGGCTTGAGTCTACCGAAGTGCTTAGTGTACACACTCTGGTACTTCTCATCCTTAACACCCAGCAGCAGACGAACCTTGTTGTCTTTGAGTGCATCTACATACCCACGCAGCTCAGCTACATCACCATTGACGATCTGGTCAATAGATTCTAGATAGCAATCACCATCGTTAGATACGTTAGCCCAAGCCTTCAGGAAGTTGAGCAAGGTATCCTCACCAACGTAGGCTTTACGTACACCTTCACCATTGTACCAATCGTACTTAGTTGAAGGATCAGAATCACTCCAAGAGATCTGAGCACGGTTGTTAGTAAACATGTACTTATCACCGTCCTTGTTCACTCGATGGTTTGGCTGCATCAAGACATCAAAGCGGGTGAGGAAGTCAGGACCAACGTGGTTTACCCAGAAGGTAACCTTGTTGTACACGTTCTCACCAATAGTGACTCCAGTGTACTCTGGTTCTGACTTAAGGTTTACACCCAGATCAGCAAGCTCTGCTTGAGTTGGGTTAACAGCTACTACGCTCATAGGGGCGATACCCACGTACAGGGTTACACCACCACCAGCTACAGCTTCTTGAGAATTATTACTAGCTATTGCCATCGTTCAAAAATGTATTAAGTGTTTCGTGTTCGTCTTCACTGCGGGTATCAGTATACACCTCGTTAACAGTTTCTTGGTCAAGAGTAGCTTCAGCTTGAGTCTCCTCAATCTGAGGGCAGTCAATGCAATCCTGCAGGTCCATCTGGTTAGGATCAACCTTTGGGGTTACATCATCCACCAACTTGAAGCGAAGTGACTTGACTTTGTTCTTCTTCACACGCTTACCCTTGAGGGCTGGGTGTTGGAACATAATCTTCACTTCAGCTTTAGTCAAGCCATACTTAGTAGCAATCCCATCACGGTCAATACCGTTGTCAAGATCACTGATCACACCGCTAACGGTGATTACTGCAGGGGTTGGGTTAGTCTGAACCTCCTGCTGCTCATTTACTTTTGCGTCAATCATCGCAGTTAATCAATAAAAATGTTTGTCCAATCTAGTTCCATGACCTTCCCTTTCAGGTGATCACATCGAGAACCAGCATTTACGTCTTGACCAGCATCAAAGCTGATCATGGTCTTGTCCCCCTCACGGAAGACATACCCAATAGCATCGGCATTAGCGCATGTGATACCTCTGATCTTACCAGTCAGGTCGAGGTCCTTAGAGGTTACCTCTTTACCTTTCTTCTCGATCACCTTGTCTTTGAGGTGACCAACCAGAATCACATGGTCGGCAAGTTTACTCAACCTGTCCAACCACTTCTTGTACGCCATACGCAAATACAAATACCCAGCGCCATTAGGCAAAGAAAGAACAGACAGACCTTTGTTGTCTCTGTCAAAGTTCTTACCCAT